TAAAAGAGGAATGGGCGTTGCACTAAAAGATGGTGGCAAAGCTGACATGGCTCAAGATAAAAAATTAATTAAAAAAGCTTTTAAGATGCATGATGCTCAAGAGCATAAAGGTGAGCACACTAAATTAGATAAATTAAAAAAAGGTGGCAAAGCTGAATCTGTATCAATGATGGAAGGAAAAACAAAAACTAAAAAAGCTATTCCAGAAAAAGAATACATGAGAAAAGAAGCTAAAGTTTCTAAACCTTCTGAAGAAGATAAAGCTCATGAAAGAGCTGAGACTCCAGAAAAAGAAGCTAGAGAAGAAGCTAAAATGAAAAAAGGTGGAAGAGTTAAAAAGAAATACGGCGGTAAGTGCTAATGGCTAAACTTGGAGTTCATAAAAGAGGACATGGTTTAGAAAAACTTTTAGGACAAGCTGTTGCCCATAAAAAACCTAAAGATTTACATATGGGTAATCAAATGGAACCACATCCAATGACATCAGAAGTTCATCCTGATATTTCTTCTCTTGCTGGTCCAGATATGTCTAATCAAGCATCAACTAAAGGTTCACCTTACATGGGTGGAAATTCTGTTGATAGTTCTGGAACTACTGCAGCTGCTGGACCAAGTGCTCCATCAGGTTTTAAAAGAGGCGGAAAAGTAAAAAGAAAATAATTTCATGCCTGAAGATTCTAATACTAAATATTATAATCTTGCAAAAAAAGAACAAGAAAAACATAGACAATCCGAAAAAGAATTAGATGAAAATTATAAAAGAGTAATGGAAGAAGAAAGAAAAGAAGAACAAAGACAAGATGAATTAAATCGTTTACATCCAGAAGATTCTACAGTTGAATCAGAATTTGCTAAAGGTGGAAAAGTTGGTTTATGGGCAAATATAAATAGAAGAAAAAGATTAGGAATTAGTCGTCCAAAATCTAAATCAACTATATCAACTAAAGCATATGCTAATATGAAAAAAGGTTTTCCTAAAAAAGCAAATGGTGGATTAGTTAGTAGAGGTCAAGGTAAAGCAATTAAAATTAAAAAAACTAAGAGATACTAATGGCAGGATTAGGTATTCAAAATAGAGGAACTGGTATAGCTAGAGTAAATAAGGCTTATGGTGGAACTGTTGAAAGACCATTTGGACATGAAGGAAAAATCTCAGGTAAGAAACCACAAGTGACTAAAATATTCACTGCTAAAGATGGTGGTACACCAGCTTGGCAACGTAAAGAAGGTAAGAACCCAGAAGGTGGTTTAAATAAAAAAGGTATTGCATCTTATAGAAGACAACATCCTGGTTCTAAATTATCATTAGCTGTAACTACTAAACCAAGCAAGTTGAAACCTGGTTCTAAATCTGCTAATAGACGTAAATCATTCTGTTCCAGAATGAAAGGGATGAAAGCTAAACTAACATCTGCTAAAACAGCTAGAGATCCTAATTCAAGAATTAATAAGTCTCTTAGAAAGTGGAATTGTTAATATAAACAACTAAAGAAAGGTAAATATGGAAACAGTAGACGTAGCTTATAAACTACAACGCTTTATGAAAGCGCAATTAGAAAATCTAACTATGACTGTAACTTCTGGTGGTGTTGACACCATGGAAGATTATAGGTATATCTTAGGACAAATTCGTACATACGAATATTTATTACAGGAAATCTCTAACCTGCTAAACAACAAGGAGCTAAAAGACGATGCCGGAAACGTTATCAAACTCGACTGATGAACAGTCAAAAGAAATACCTAAGACCGTTCTAGGTCTAGAAGAAAAATACAACGAAGAAAATTCTAAAACTGTTAGAGCTGAAAATATCACTGAAAATTTAGTTGATAGTCTACCAACACCAAGTGGTTGGAGAATTTTAGTATTACCATTTACACCTAAAGATAAAACTAAAGGTGGAATTATATTTTCACAAGAATCATTAGATAAATTAAGAATTGGAACTAATTGTGGTTATGTTCTTAAAATGGGACCTTTAGCTTATGCTGATAAGGAAAGATATCCAACGGGTCCTTGGTGTAAAGAAAAAGATTGGGTGATCTTTGCAAGATATGCAGGATCACGATTACCAATAGAAGGTGGCGAAGTCCGCCTTTTAAACGATGACGAAGTTTTAGGGACTATTAAAAATCCAGAAGACGTTCTTCATCATATATAAACATAGGAGAAACTATGCCAGAAGACAATAAGACAGAAAAAATGGTGGACATAGATACTTCAGGACCTTCGGTTGATATTGAATTAAACAATGAACAATCTAAAGAAGGACTTGAAGCAGTTATTGAAACCAAAGAAGAAGCTCCTAGCTCCCAGTCACTAGCCGCTGAGAAGAAGGAAGCAAACAACGAGAAGCAAGAAGCTAGCATTAAAGAGAAAGATGGAAATTCGAAAGAGCTTGAAAAAGAAGCTGATGATTATAGTGAAGGTGTCAAAAGAAGAATAGACAAACTAACTAGAAAAATGAGAGAAGCAGAACGTCAAAGAGAAGAAGCTTTACGTTATGCTCAAACAGTTAAAGCAGAACAAGATGCTTTAAAACAAAGATATAATACTTTAGAGACTATCTCTGTTAAAGACAGAGAATCTAAAATAGCATCTGCTTTACAAGCTGCTAAGAGCAAGTTGCAAGTAGCGAGAGAAGCTGGTGATATTGGTGCTGAAGTAGAAATATCAAAAGAAATAGCTAGGTTAGGTTATGAAGAAGCGAGAATCCAAGAATTCAAAACTGCTTCAGAAACAAAACCTAAAGAAGTTAAACAGCAACCTGTTAATCAAACTGTACAAAACTTACAGCAGAATTATCAGCAAGTTCCACAAGATATTCCTCTTGATCCTAAAGCAGAAGCTTGGGCAAGTAGAAATAAGTGGTTCGGATCTGATAAGGCTATGACGTATACGGCTTTTGATTTACATAGAACATTAGTGGATGAAGAGGGTTATGATCCAAAATCCGACGAATATTATAAGGAAATTGATAGTAGAATTAAGCTTGAATTTCCGCATAAATTTGATACTAATACTTCTACGGAATCGACTAAACCTACACAAACAGTAGCTGGAGCGAAGCGAAGTGTTAATACTAGTCGCAAAACTGTGAGACTCACGCCGTCTCAAGTTACTATCGCTAAAAAATTAGGTGTGCCATTAGAAGAATATGCGAAACAATTAAATATCACGAAGGAGGTATAAGGCATATGGAAAAAGAAAAAAACAAGACCCCACGTGCGAGCGAAACTAGAGCAAAAACAAATAGACCTCAAGTTTGGACTCCACCATCATCTTTAGATGCACCACCTGCGCCAGATGGTTATAGACACCGTTGGTTAAGGGCTGAAACTTTAGGTTTTGATGATACTAAAAATATCACAGGAAATTTAAGATCTGGTTATGAATTAGTGAGAGCTGATGAATATCCAGAAGGACAATTTCCAGAAATCAAAGACGGCAAATACGCAGGAGTCATTGGAGTTGGCGGCCTAGTGCTGGCTAGGATACCGGAAGAGATCGCTAAGTCTCGAGAAGAGTACTTTAGAAAAAGAACTCAGGAGAGAACTGAAGCAGCTGAAAACGATCCTCTTAAGGAACAGCATCCAAGTATGCCTATGAGTAATGATAGGCAAACTCGTGTAACTTTTGGTGGTACGAAGAAGTAACTAATTTTTAGTTTTTCTGAAATTCCAACAAAGTAAAAATAAACTTAACAAGGAAAAAAAACATGGCTAACTCAACAGTCGCTTATGGTCTTAGAGCCCTAGGCAAAATTGGGAGTAACCCAGCCGCTGGCGGACAGAGCCAATATAACATTTTGAATAACTACTCTACGAGTATATTTCAAGGTGATATCGTTGGTCTAAATGCTACAGGAAACGTTGTTCCTGTAACAAGTTCTTCTACTGGTAACATATTAGGCGTATTTAACGGATGTCTAATAGAGGTTAACCCAACAACTAAAAAGCCGAAATGGCAAAACTTCTATTCACAAGTAAACGTTGCTCAAGGAGCAATTGATGCTTATGTAATAGATGACCCAAATCAGCTATACTTAGTAAAATCAACAAACACTGCATTAGGTAACTCTGCAGTAGGAACTTCTTTCGGTATCGTATATGCCGCTGGAAATACTACTAACGGTCTATCTGGATCATATCTAGATTTAGGTGCATCTAGTGCTACTGGTCAATTATTAGTATTGAGTACATCTCAATTCGTTGATAACGCACCAGCAACGACAAACGAAGATTTCGTAGTAAAAGTGAAATCTAGTAAGTCAATAGCATAAGGAGAATATAAACATGGCTATATCACGATCACAACTAGTTAAAGAACTAGAACCAGGTTTAAACGCTCTGTTTGGACTTGAATATAAACGTTACGAAAACGAGCACGAAGA